ATAGTTGGATGGAAAGTTGCACAAATATTAAACAATGAAGTAACTAACTTGCAACAAAACCCTGAAAGAGAAACAACGGTTGATTTACCATTTTAATTAAGAGGGGGTTTCGACCCCCTTTTTTTATATTTATGTCTTTAAAAAAACTAAAGCAAGGGGATAAATTTCCTATCGATTTTTGGAATTATAATATAAACCCTATATTGGGATATGAATACAAAGAAGAACTTCGTAGTATTCCAAAAGAAAAAATAAAATACAAACTTCAAACAAACCAAGTAAGATGATAGCACAAAGCAATAAAATAAAAGATAGAATATTTGATATAAAACACGGTAGAATAAAAGAAGGGTTAAAAATAGGAATCCCCGAAATAGACGAATATTTAAGATTAAAACACAACGAAGGGAGTTTAAATTTAGCGATTGGACATAGTAACGTAGGTAAGACTACGGTCTTAGTTTATTTATTTACATTATGGGCAATAAAACACAATCTTAGGTTTTTAATATTTAGTAGTGAAAACACACCGCAAAGTATTGTACGTAAAATTATAGAGTTTAAAATGGGAAAACCAATACACACGGCAAGCGAAGATTTAATAACTAAATCAATAAATTGGGCGGATAATCATTTTAAAGTAATTGATGCAGACAAAATATATACTTATGTTGAATTATTAAAAGAAGCTAAAGCAATAAAAGACGCATGGGATTATCAAGGTTTACTTATAGACCCTTATAATAGTTTAGCTAGGGATTCAAGGTTAGCGAAACAATACAACGGTTACGAATACAATTACTATTGCCTTACCGAACTTAGATTATTTTCAAGACAACAAAAGATTGCAATATGGGTAAATTGTCACGGTGTTACGGATGCGATGCGTAAAGTGTATGCAAGTGGACACGAATACGAAGGAATGGTAAGACCTTTAAACATGTCGGATGTTGAAGGAGGTGGTGCTTTTGGTAACCGTGCCGACGATGTAGTTTGTATTCATAGGATGACAAGCCACCCGAATGAATGGATGTTTAGCCATATAAACGTATTAAAGATAAAAGAAACCGAAACAGGCGGTCGGTGTTCGCCTTACGAACAACCTATTAAATTACGAATGGCATTAAATAATGTTGGATTTGAATTTATGGGTAAAGATATAATACATGAAAAACCTTTAGAAAAAATTAAATTTTAATGGACGCAACTTTATTCTTATCACACCCGATTATACAATTATTTACTATGCTTATGCTTTTAGGCTTTTTATTTGTAATAATAGGTTTATCGGTAAACGCCGAAATAATATTAAGTCCCATCAAGGGATTTATGGCGGGTGCTTTAGTACACAACGAAACATACATAAACGAAGAAAATGAAGAAGTAACGGAATATACGTTACAATGTTTAATCTTTTTTATTAGCGTAAATGTATTGTGGGAGAAGCGGAGTGGTTAAGTAAGGTAGCTAAACGCCATAAAGAATGGATACAAATAGTGCGTTCATTTGGCGAATATGATTACGCCGAAGATATAGTACAACAGATGTACGAGGTATTATATAAGTATGCTAATGAAACAAAAATTATTGATAATGGTGTTGTTAGTAGGGGGTATGTTTATTTTACTTTACGTAGTATTTTTTTACAATATTGCAACGCTAAAAATAAAGTCAAAAAGGTTAGACTTGATGACGAAGAAGATTACACGCAAATTGCGGACGATTCGGAAATGGATGAACAAATAGGATACAATAAAATATCTACATTAATAGATGACCATATAGACAAATGGCGATGGTATGATAAAACGCTTTTTAGATTGTATAGGGATACTGATATGAGTATTAGAAAAATAGCCAATGAAACTAACATAAGTTGGGTAAGTATATTTAACACATTAAAAAAGTGTAAACAAGAATTAAAAGAATTATTTAAAGAGGATTACGAGGATTTTAAAAATAACGATTATGACAGAATTTAAAGGAGACAAAAGAAGCAAAGAGTATAAGGCATGGAAAAAGAACCATGCGAAAGCAAGTAAAGGTGTCGGCGATACGGTCGAGAAAATAACCAAGGCAACGGGTATTAAAAAGGCGGTTAAGTTTTTAGCTGGTGAAGACTGCGGTTGTGACGAACGTAAAGATAAGCTGAATTACTTATTCCCTTACGAAAGACCTTTGTGCTTGACGGAAGATGAATTTAATTATTTATCAAAAGTATTTAAAAGTAAAAAGAATCAAATTACACCTATCGAACAAACCGAATTATTAGATATCTACAATAGGGTATTTAAAGACAAAAGGGAATTAACTAGTTGCGGGTCATGTTTTCTTAATGGTGTGTTTAAAAGATTGGAACGTATTTACAAAGAATATCTTGGATAGCTTAATAAGAAATAGAAACCAAGTAAAACAAGTAATAGATTTTACGGGTGTACAAAATGGCAAAATGCACCCATCGGATGTTGATTTTGTTTTAGAATTTGACGATAATGTTTTAATACTTGGCGAAGTAAAAAGAAAGTATAACAAAATACCAACGGGACAAAAGCTAATATTAGAAAGAATAATAGATAAGTGGGGTGAAGGTGGCATTGCTTTAAAAGTAGAACACGAATACAAAGACGACAAGACTAATATACCATTAGAAAAGTGTTTTGTATCCGCTAGATATTACAAAGGAAATTGGACTTATTTTAAAAAACCAAAAAATTTTATACCTTACATCAATGAAATAGGAAAATACTTTAATTGTTCTAAATGTAAATTTTAATGAATAAAAAAGCACACAACTTAAAACATATAAACTACTTAAACAACTTTGACATAATAGCTAATACTTTGCTTGAATGGCAAAAGAAAAAGCGAACAGATGTTGTTGATGATTTAATGGGTACGCTAATCGATATTAATTACTACGTTACGGAAATATATACAAATGAATTGTATTTTAATCATACGGTAAACGAATATCGTGCAGACAAACTTCGTGCAATCCAAAGGGCAATGAACGCCGAAAAAAAGATTAACGAACTAGAAAAAGAAATACTGAAATTAAAAAATAAAATAGAAGTCTATGGGGGATAGTGTAAGTAAATATTACGAAAATTTAGATAGATATACAACAACAACTACTAATATGAAAGAAAGTAAATTAATTAAAATGCAAAACGATTTAAAGATTGCACAACAAGCTTTGGTGGTTGCATTAGACAAAATTGAAAAGCTGGAACAAAAAGTTTTTGCAAAAGAAGATGTTAATTAAATATTAATAAGTATATTCGTAACATAAAACAAAATATATGTACAGTTACGAAGAACTATTTTATAGAAGTTACACCACACAAGAACTAATTAACATTAGTAATAATCCTAAACATCTTAATTCTTTTCGGGCAAGGTGCAAAATAGAATTGCAACGCAGGGAAGACGACGATATAGAAATGATTGGGATATGATAACACTACTAAACGGGGAACATTGGGGAAAAGAAGAAATACTTACTCAAATGGTTTCGGATGAATTTTACTATGGACATCTTAACAAACACGCATTAAGTAGTAGTAGCATAAAGACACTTCTTAAAAGTCCTAAGACATATAGGAATATAATGAAGTACGGTAATAATATTGATACGCCAGCATTACGTCAAGGCAAGCTTTTACATTGGATGGTATTGGAACCCCAAAAGATTGATAAGATACACTTTTTAGATATTGCATCTAAGAATAGCAAAGTTTACAAAGAAGCACTTAGCGAACACGATGAGGTTTATTTAGAAAAAGAAAAGCAACAAGCGGAAAGACTAACGGACGCTTTACTTAGAAATGAAGCTGCGATTAAACTATTGAACAAATCGGAGTTTGAGGTTCCCGCAATAGAAATGATTGAAGGTTTTGCGGTAAGGGGTAAGGCGGACATTTTAAAAGGCGACCACTTAATAGACCTAAAAACATCTAGCGAACTATCTTCTTTTAGATATAGTGCCGACAAATACGGTTACGATTTACAAGCCTACATATATAAAAACTTATTTAAAGCTAGTAAAGTAACGTTCCTTGTTATAGATAAAGGAAGTTGTGACATAGGAATATTTGAAGCAAGTGATGAATTTATAGAAAGGGGCAAAGATAAATTTAGACAAGGTATCGATTTATACAAATACTTTTTTGTAGAAGATAACGACATTGACCAATACGTAATGCGTGGTATATTATAAGGGTAAGCCGAAAACCTTAAAGAGTAGGCAACACATAAAATTAATATTATGAATAAAACAGATTTAAAAGTAGGTACGTTTAACTTAAATTATCCAATTAACAAAATTAAATTTTCTAACGTTAATAGAGATATAGTTGAAAAACATTCAGATAGTTTTAAAAATAAAATTACTGAATTTGGTTGGTTAGTTCCAATTATCATTGATGACAAAGGCAACTTGTTAGAGGGGCATCACAGAGTTTTGCAAGCGACAAAGATGGGAATAGAAACACTACCAGCTTATATAATCGATTGGGTTGATACAACTAACTTTGACGAATACCAAAAATACGTAATGACTATTAACAACAACAATAGAAAATGGGGTGCGTATGACTATTTAAAAAGCTATTCACAAACGAGAAAAGACTATGCTTATGTTTATAAAAAATACTTAGATACAAAAGATATTTTTTCGGTTGGTAATGTATTAAATATTTATTTTAATAATGGTTGCAATGAAATGTTTAAAACAGGTAATTCAGTAATTAGAAATAGAGTATTTAGCGAGTATCTTTTTAAAAGGTTTTACGATTTAAAAAAGGAATATGGTGGCGTAAAAATACAAGCCTTTACAATTAACAGGGTTTGTGGTATTGCACATTCTAATTGTAAGGGAAATACAAAAGAAATGAATTTTATTTTTAATCAACTAGAAACTTGGGCAGAACAAGACAACCCTATACTTTCTTCGGTTGAGTGGATAAAACCTGAAGTAAAAAAACAAATTAGTTTTTACAGGGAAATACAAAATGATAAAGTTACACA